ATTAAAACAAAAACGACTATGTGGATTAACGTAAAAACGAAAGAAACATTTGCAAACCGTAAAGAAGCTAAAGAAAAACTTGGGCACTATGCATTCAACCGCGCCCAGCATAATAAGATTTTAGTTTTCGTTCCTGACAACGAACAATAATTAAATAAAAGAAACGTTATTTGTAGCACTACTATGAAAACTATAGATTCTACATACACCTTCCGCACATCTATTTCTCGCGAAGGTTACAATTCAAAAGAACAATCCCGCTTATGTCTATCTGCAGAGACTTGCCCAGAAGGGAAGTCCAAGATGGCATTTAAGCAACATTCTGTGACTATCAGTCAATTCGCCGAATATGCTACTGATGGTTACTCTTTTTGTGCTTTATTTTCGTACAATCCTGACAAATACTACTGGATAATAGAAGGTAGCGGAAGGAAGTATCAATTGAAACCTGTCTATTCCAGAGGAAAGAACAAGGGATGTTTCCGAATGCAATTCAAGTCAGAGGAATTTTTCGCAGGTACTCAAACTATTTTTGTTGATATTGACTTAACTAATTACACCAATGTCGATGAGTATCTGAACAGTCTGACATATAAACCTACAGTCACATATCTCTCTTTTTCTGATAATATAAAGAAGAACGGAGTTATTTCAAGGCGTTTCCGTATGGTGTATGTATTTGATACGGTATTAGACAAGGATGTATTCAAACGTATCTCTTATGATATCTATAAACAGATAGAGATTGATACTGGTGAACCAATGGACGATGACTGTGGTATGCGCTACTGTCAATATATGAATGGAACTAATCACAAGGAGATTTGGATAAATAATATCGTCTATGAAGTAAGTGACTTTCCAGAAATGCCTGAAATGCCAGAAATGTGCGATGAAATGTCTTCTTGGGATAGTATCACTATGGAAGAACTGAAGCGAAGTAAGGCAGAAGAAGATGATGATGAATATCTTGAAATACTACAGAACATCACATCTTTGACGAAAATGTGGCGTGATGATATTTACAAGTGGTTTACACATAAATGGTGGCGTAGAGGTTATAGACGTATAATAAACAATAAGTCCGATATGCCTTTTGGGGACGATATGTGTATTTCCACAGAAGGACGTGACTACTGTGCGTTGCCATATTACCCAGTTAAGGTAAAAGACGGACAGAAGAGAAGAAAGAAATTGATAAACATCGCTTGCGGATTAAGAAAAATAAAACCTACTATCAACAAAGTAGAACTTATCTATAACCTTGCACTGAATGCGTATCTGTACTTTGATAATAGTGGACAGGTTATAAACCCAATTTTTCTTGATAAAGTCACAAGAGACACATTATTGACGGATGAGTTTGAATACAAATTCAACAAACCCAAATACATAGTAAGAGGTGATGTCAATAAGAAAGACATTCAGAAAGTTGTAGGAGAAAAACGTACAGAAGATACCAATAACACAATAAAGAAATACTATAATTTCAGCAAAACAGTAAAGGAAAACAGAAAAATACTTGCTGAAAATGGGGTATTCTTAAGCGAGTCCAGATTATATAAGTTCCTTAAAGATATGGGTAAGAAACCATCTAAAGCGGTTACTAAAGCTGGGTACAATCCTAAACTTTCAATCCGAGAGAATATGAGAATACTCGGATTAACGATGTATCAAGTGAGAAAAATGAAAGAAGAATTCGAAAATCATAAATAGTATATACAATAAAACCATTTAGAATTATGTTAGTAGACAGAACCACAAAACAAACCTATTCAAGCAGTATGTCCGCAATCAGGGAAATAGGTAAAAAGGAATTTTACAACAAGGTAAAAAGAAATGAAATAGAATATATTCAATGTAAATTTGTATGACACCACAACAGAAAAAGTTATTCGAAGCTTTCGTAAAAGAGTTACCAGTAGTTAACGGTTATCTTCTTATGTCAAAAAGACTGGCTGATGCAATATATACATATTTCCAGTCTTATTACTATATGGAATACATAAAGAAAATGATGTTAGAAATTTCAGGTGCAAGGGATATTTATCTATATGACAAATAAAAAAATATGAGTAATAAAAATAGTAATTTACATCAAGCGAAGAAAAACAAGAATGATGAATTCTACACTCAATTAACAGATATTGAGAAAGAACTACAATACTACACCGAACATCTGGAGAATAAAACCGTATATTGCAATTGTGATGATTATAGGGTTAGTAAATTTGTAAAGTATTTCAAAGATAACTTTCATAACCTAAAATTAGTCAGTTTTATTGCATCAAATAAAGACGGTGGTACAGGTGCTTATAGATATGAATATAACGGCACAGAAGAAAAAATAACAACCTTAAACGGTAATGGTGATTTCATTAGTGATGAATGTATTGAGTTTTTGAAAGAAGCAGATGTAGTTGTCACAAACCCACCTTTTAGTCTATTTAGAGAGTATGTCGCACAGTTGATGGAATATGATAAGAAATTTTTGATTATTGGAAATATGAACGCAATTACGTTCAAAGAGATATTTCCTCTTATTAAGGATAATAAATTGTGGGAAGGTATTTCATTGAATGGTACTAAATGTCAATTTGATATACCAGAAGATTATGAAGGTAAAAACGTGTTTATTGATAAAGACGGCAAACGAAAAGCTAAAATTAATAATGCAATATGGTTTACAAATCTTGAACATAAACTTATAAAAACACCATTGGATTTATATAAAACATATGCTGGGCACGAAGATGAATACCCTAAATATGATAATTATGATGCAATAAACGTTGATAAGGTTTCTGATATCCCAATAGACTATGATGGAGTAATTGGTGTGCCTATTACTTTTATATACAAATATTGTCCAAACCAATTTGAAATAATTAAGTTTCGCAAAGGAAATGATAATAGAGATTTGTCCATAGACGGTAAATGTCCTTATCATAGAATCCTAATAAAAAAGAAAAAATATGAAAATATAATTACAGAGAATAAAAATTAACCAATATATATGTAAAAACATTTATCAAATTTTGACGAACAAATAAATAAAACATTGTAATATAATGGATTACAAAGATTACTTAAAGTATACTTAAAGTAGATTGAAGATATTCCGCGAAGAAGAAGCTGTTTACAAAGTTATTCTGACATATTCTGAAGCCCCAAAAACCCATTCGAAATTCTCTCTCTTTCCCCGAAAATTTTCACAAATTAATAATAATTTTATTATTAAAATACAGCTTCAGAATATTTTATAATAATTTTATTACTTTCAATCAAACTTTCTGGCACTTAACCACCTATAACTCTCCTAATCAATTTATTATCAACTATTTAGCCCCAGAATTTGGTGACGAAAAATCGCAAAAATGTGACGAAATGCCGAATTTCAGGGGCTAAATATTTGTGTATTCCAAAAAAAAGAAGTAATTTTGCGCCAACGAATTGATTATCAACGATTTAACCACAAAATTTATGGCACAAAATCAGTCAAATTTCAACCAAAGTCAAAGCTATTCTAAAGAATTCCAAAGTAATTCTAAAGCTGTACGACTTACCACACGGAACATCATTGAGAACGGTGAGGAATTGTTCCACTCTATCAGATGGAAATTCGGTATTGTCGTTTGTCCTCATTGCGGAAGCTTGAGAATAACTCACAAACCGCATTATCACTATCGTTGTATGGACTGCAAGTGTGACTTTACCGACAAGACAAATACCCTGATGCACAACTCTAAACTGCCTGTGTCGATTTGGTTGCAGACGGTTTATGAGATGATGACTGACAACTTTATCTCATCCACCGTATTAGCCAAGAAAATAGGTGTCAATCAGAAGTCCGCTTGGTTGATGCTGCATAAGTTGCGGTTTGCTATGGGGGAACGGATGAAGACTGTCAAATTGTCAGGTGGCGTCATAGCCCAAGATGAAGCCTATATGGGTGGCTGTCTGACGAATTACCACTACGGAAGGAAGATACGCCTGTTAAGAGAGAACCACCTGATGAGAGAGGAAGACAAGCGGTATTCCAAGTCTGCAATTTACACATTGAACTCACTCCTTAAATTCCCTGTGTTTGGAATGACTGATTCTGAAGCTGTTGTCCTGTATAGCACCCCAAACCCAGTGAAGAAAGAATACCTACACATTATATATAATAAACACGCGCACGCAGGAAGCATAACCGTCAGTGATGAAAGCAGGTTGTATGACGGATGGAAAAAAGCGACTGGGGCGGATATCTACACTAACAACCACCACGACAACCAGTACAGGACGGAAGAAGGTTACACCAGCAATGCGATAGAGAACCGCTTCAGTTGGCTTAAACGCGGATTCGGAAGCAGGGTTACCCATTGCAAGAACAAGTACCACCAACTCTATCTGAATGAGTTCTGCTACCGCTTTAACACAAGGCGACTGAAGCCAATAGAACGGTTTAGAGACGCTTTATCATTGATGGTGGATAGTTGTGTCACCTATGAAGAGATAACGCGCTACAACGCACATAAACCCTTTGAGAAAGCAGAAAAGAAGCGTAATGAACACCTGTTTACGGAAGAAGAGATACGTGAAATGTTTCGGGAAAATTGTTGCATCTACGAATTAGAACAGAACCATAAAATATACAGAAGGAGTGACTTTATGTTTGATTAGATAGGAGTTATTCTGGGGCTTTAGAATAGCTTTAGAATTACTGTAGCTTGGGTTGAAATTTATTCTCAAGCTGCTTTGTCGTGCCCGTAGAGTTATAAGCGGTTAACTGCCAATATATATAGATTTCATCTATATTTTTATGCGAATTTCCAGTGCATTCCCCTATATGCGATTATTTCGCCATTCTTTGCCTGTTTATTTAGCTTTGCTGACAATGCGTGCTTGTTTCCGTTAACTTCTTCCGCTGCAGATGCAATCGTGTCGTATACGCAATCTTTTTCTATGCACATAACTTTCCTACCCTTTACTGATGCTAAAGCTTTGGATATCTTGCACTTTTGTTCATCTGACAAATGTTTCCCCTTGTTTATATTCCGAAGCTTTAGTTTTGTTTCTTCTGACATAACTCTAATTCCATACCCACCTCTCTGCTTGTTATATCCGTACTCTGGGTTAGTAGTGTCATACAATTCTATATAGTAGTCTTCCATCAGTCCGATAACCTTACTGACAAGTCCTAAATCCCAACCAGTTACTCTGTATAACACTGCATATTCGAAGGCTGTCAAATCAGTTCCTTCTGATTGCATACACTTGTGAAAATATGTATTCTCTCCAGATACGCACTTGTGCTTTGTAATTCTTAACTTCTCATTTAACGTTGCACCAATATATTTTTTGTTATTCATCTTATTGGTGTACACATAGACTATTCCGTTGGTTTCCTTCATATAAAATAGTATTTTTATTCAATATAAATATAACAAAATTCCAGAAAATCAGGGCTTTAGAATATGCAAATTTATTCTGAAGCTTTTTTTTGTTTTCGGTTTGAAGAAAAATTGAACATTAGTATTATAACACAGGAAAAATTGAACATAAAATCAAACAATTAAAAGATTGATTATCAGCGGTTTAACCTTCAAAAATGGGATTTTGTTATTATTATAAAATAAATGTGTGAAATAGGATAAAATAGAAGTAAAAATCAAAAAAAAAAAAAAGAAAATCATTTACATAAATACTACATATGAAAATAAATTAAAGGTTATGACAGCTTTAGAATTTACTCTTGTTTTAGGAATCTGTATTTGTGTACTTATTATAATTCAATCTATAAAAAAGTAAAAATAAATTTACATAAATACCTTATAAACAAAAAAATAATACTATGACAGACGATTACGAATCAAGACGAAATAAAGATGATAAGGATGAGAAACTTGTTGGTGAGTGGCTTGATAAATACTTCTATCCTACTTGGACATCTACATCTACAAGAAACTTTGATAAAGAATTGCAAATCAGAGGGTTAGATATCTCTGTTACATCCTATGAAGGAATAAAATACACCATTGATGAGAAGGCGGCAACTCACTGGATTGGTAAAAGTCTTCAAACATTTGCACAGGAATTGAATTCCGTCAATACTAAAGGTGAGTTATACACTGGTTGGTTATTCCAAACGAATTCAGCTTCAGAATATCTTATGGAAATCTGGGTGGATGGTGTTGATTCTATTGACAATAAACTTCACGAAGGCACAGACATCACTGACATCACTATTACGCTTGTGAATAAGAAAGATTTACTTCGATACATTGCAAAACGTGGTGGTACTGCATCCCAGTTGATTTCGTTTGCCAATGACATCAGAAACTACGGATTCAGACATCACACAGGCGGGAGTTGTGATTATGATTATTGGAGAGATTTGAAGGTTGTTGTTCAGAAAGAATATCAAGAACGGGCCGCAAATATACTTATTCCAAGAAGTGTATTAGTCAATGAAATCGCCACTAAATCTTGGCGAATAAAAAATCATAAAATAACACTATTAAGAAAGAAATGAAAAAAGGCGAATTGTTATTTAACGCCACTCAAGCCAAGTCAGGAAGCAGAGAAGATATAATCAATTGGTTGATTGAGACAGATATAATTGGATGTTTTGTTAGATATTTCGGAAACGGCATCGACACGGAAGATAAAATACAGGACATTTGGGTTGAAGTTCTGAATATACCAGAAGAAAGGTGGCAAATGCTATACGGACAGGGATTTCCTATTGCTAAAGCTTATGTCGCCAGAATAATTAAAAATATGCTGGGTGGTAAATGCAAGGCACATTATGATGAACATATAAACAAAGAGGAAATAAAAGACAATGAATGGTGGAAGAAATTCAGTGAAGAGAATTAACTATAACAAGATGAAGAAGATGGTTAGGGATTATATCTTTAAGATGGATGTTGCTTATGATGAATATGTTTATTTGATTGATATATTCTACAACCATCCATTCGAAGCGGAAAGTATGGAGGATTTCGATATTAAGAAGGCTTTAGAATTCATTCGTATATGGGATATTATCAAGAACGAATTGAAAGAGACGGACAAGAACTTGGTGCTTGCGTTTGAAGTATGCCGAAACTACAAAGATATGTTAGACGGATTCGAAGGCAGTTACAAGAGTGAGGGAAGTTTACGTGTTATGGTTTATAATGCAAGAAAAAAAATAAAAGAGATATATGATAGAAAGTATGGTAACAATTGAATATAAAGAAAAATAAAACAGATTGATTATGACGGGTATTATTTATAAATATACGTCACCCTCAAATAAAGTGTATATAGGACAAACAATTCACGAACATGTAAGATATATGAGACATAAACGTATTGAGGGTGATAATAAATTTCACAGGGCTATTAAGAAATACGGATTTGAAAATTTCACTTATGAGGTAATATTTACAATAGATAATGAAGACAGAAAACGCGTTAAAGAAAAATTAGATTTTATGGAACGTTATTATATTCGTAAATATGATTCTCTAAATAATGGGTACAACTTAACTGCAGGTGGTGAAGGTGGAAGTGGAAAGCACACAGAAGAATTTAAGAAAATGATGTCTGATAAGATGAAAGAAAATAACCCTGCTTGGAATATGACAGATGAGTGGAAACAACATATTGCTGATTCTCAAAGGGGTAAAAAGATGTCAGATAATATGAAACAGTTAACCTCTGAAAGAATGAAATCTAATAATCCAATGAAGAATCCAGAGGTTGCTGCTAAAATGGCGGAAAACAAAAAGGGAAAACATTTATCTGAAGAACATAAAAAGAAAATAAGTGAATCTCAAAAAGGGAAAGTTGTTACTGATGATACAAAAATAAAAATGAAAGAAAACGCAACAAAAAGACATAGAGATTCAAAGGGACATTTTATAAAGGAGGACAAAATATGAATGTAATTTTAGATTTATTTTTTATACAGGTAATTTTTGTATTTATAACTGATATTACCGATTTCCCATCCAATGTTAAAAAAGGCATTTCATGGGTGTTAACAAAGGGAAAAATAGTTAAGGATGACTACAGATTACACTTACTGGACTGTTCACTATGCCAGATTTGGTGGAGTGGTATCATTTACCTTTTTTGTACATCTAATTTTACTTTACCTTATCTTGCTATTGTTTGTCTATTATGCACTTTTACAGGTTTGTTGAAAGATTGCATTTTATTGATAGAAGACATTGCAAGAAAGGTTATAAACATAATATACAAATACTTTATTGACAGATGAGAATGGATTTATATTACAAATTGAGAAAGTATGAGAGTTATCTTATAACAGCTTCTAAAGCAAACTATATAAGGGGATTGAGTAACAAGCAGGTTGAAGAGTTGATTTCTATTGGTGATGGGATTGATATTCACTATAAGAATAATCACTGTCCTGCCTGTTTGCTTGCCTTTGTAAAGAAGCTTGCGAAACCTTATTTTGCACAACAAGAAAGTCTTAAAATGAAGGAAGAAGAGAGGAAAAAAGAATTTTAATAAAAAAATTATAATTAAAATGGAAAAGAAAACTAAAGCGGTAAATATGAAACTGGATGCACGCAGAACATTGATTCTGACTGAAGTTGCGAAAGGTACACGATACACAGATATGGTGGAAAAGTTTTCTAACGAATGGAATCTTGCAAAGAGTACTACGGTTGAACTCATTAGTGAGACTTTGAAGTATATGAGAAGTCAGGCAACCAAGGACAATCTTATTGCGATGAATATGGAACGATTGGATAGTATCATTTCCGAGTCTATAAAGGAGAAAGACAGAAAGAGTGCTATCAAGGCGATTGACACGCAGAACAAACTTGCAGGTGGATATGAGGAGAAGATTAAACTTGAAACCGATACAGAAGTAAACTTGATTTTTGACGTATAATGGCGAAACCTATAATAATAAAATCCAATATACAACTGTTTGACTGGCAAAGGAACGTATTAGACAGTTTGAAGGAATATAACACTGGGTACATACACGTCGTAAAGTCGAAGCGTCAGGTTGGAAAAAGCACGTTGATTGAGGTTCTTTTATTAAAGGCTGCTATTGAGAATAACAGAAGTGTCAGTATCTTCTTGTCACCAACTCTTGAACAGGCGAGAAAGGTATACAAGTCTATAAAGGAACTTCTGACTGCTGGTGGGAATAAGTTGTTTGAAAGGAACAATGATTTGCAGTTGATGCTAAAGTTGAGTAACAACAGTGAGATTTATTTCAAGTCTGCAGAACAAAAGGATGCATTACGTGGTTATACGGTGACTGGAATATACTGTGTCGACGAAGCTGCATACATAAACGATGATATATTTTATGATACATTGGCGTGGTGTAATGTAAGTCAAGCACCAATCGTAATTGTTTCTACACCATTGCATAAGACAGGGTTCTTCTACAAGTATTTTCATCTTGGATTGGATGACAACAACAAAGTAATCAGTTATGATTGGAGTAAATATGACACAAGTGTTTTACTTCCGCCAGAGAAACTGGAACAATATAGAAAAGAGTTACCAAAGAACAAGTTCAAAACTGAATTTTTAGGTGAGTTCTTGGATGCTGATGGTGGTGTTTTCGGTGATTTCAGTGGTGTTTTGAGTAATGATTTCGAAGTTGGTTGCAACTGTTATATGGGAATCGACTGGGGAAGTGGTACTGGGAATGATGAAACTGCCATTTGTGTATTCAATAACAAGAGACAGATGATTGGTTTGCATCATTTTAGTGACAAAGACGAGACACAAACTATTACATATATCATTGAATTGATAAAGCAATACAAGCCTTTGAAGGTTCAGGTGGAAATGAACTCTATTGGTGCAATCTTTTATGGACTGTTGGATAAGGCGATTAGGAGTGAACATCTTCCAGTGGCACTTATCAAGTTCATCACAACCAATGACAGTAAGGAAAGATTGATAAACGCGGTACAAGTGGCGATTCAGAACAAGGATATTCAGTTGTTGTCTGATAATTGTTTACAAGTTGAGTTGGATATGTACGAAATGAAAGTTACGAATAACGGACATAGTGGATATCACGATGACTGTGTGATTGCAATGTTACTTGCATTTGATTGCATTAAGAAAGGAACGTATTGTATAAGATAAAGGTGTTCGATTTTTACGTTTTTTAGAATATGATGAATATAATATAAAGTTATGAAGAAAGATAAAGAAATGAATTGGTACGATGTAACATTGTTTCAGTTTACAAAGTTACAAGAACTTGTAAAGATTGAAGATGAAGATGAGAGAATGATTTCTATTACTGAATTGATTCTTGGTAATGATGTAAGTGATTTACCATTGAGTGAATTTGCAAAAGAGTTGAAGAAATTGAAGTTCCTTAATGAACCTATTCCAGAAGTCAAACTACCAAAGAAGATAGAGTTGAATGGAAGAAAGTATTATGTTGATTGTTTGTTAGGTAATATATCTACATCACAATATGTTGACTTCAATAATCATTCAAAGACTAATGATATGTCTAAAATGTTGAGTGTGTTTTTCATTCCAGAGGGACATAAGTATAACGATGGATATGATATGCTTGAAGTCTTTAATGATATGAATGATTTACCTATTCCTGTTGTTCAGAGTGCAGCTTTTTTTTTCGGGAGACAATACAGCACATTTATGAAAATTTTCCAACGTTATTCAATCAAGCAGATAAAGAAGACGAATCTGCCGAAGGA